CCAAGGAAAACCCACAAAAACTGAAACAAAACAAGGTAACGCAGAAAAACAGAGATTCCCCAACATGAAAATTGAACAGATACCCACCGCTGACCTCATCCCCTACGCCCGGAACACGCGCACCCACTCACCCGAGCAGGTCGCGCAGATCGCCGGATCTATCCGAGAGTTCGGATTCACCAACCCGATCCTGATCGACGGCGAGAACGGCATCATCGCCGGTCATGGCCGGGTCATGGCCGCGAGCAAGCTCGGGCTGGCTAAGGTGCCGTGCATCCGGCTGGCGCACCTGACCGACACCCAGAAACGCGCTTACATCATCGCCGACAACAAGCTCGCGCTGAACGCCGGGTGGGATGAGGAGATGCTCGGACTGGAGCTGGCAGATCTGCGGGAGTTGGATTTCAACTTGGGCTTAGTCGGCTTCACCGAAGAGGAGCTTGGAGATTTGGGAAAAGAGGAAGAAAATGTCATACCTAATGACGTGACGATCTCATCATGCTTTGAGGTGATCGCCGAATGCCAACACGAAGAAGAACAAAGTATGGTTTACAATCTGCTTAACGAGAAAGGAATAAAATGCCGACTTGCCACATTGTAAGAGAAACCAAAATTAAAGAGTCGTTTCGCGTTTCTCAGGTGCGAGGAATGTTTGATTACGACAAACCATCAATCAGACATGAATGGCACTCTGAGCTGCCCATTGAGACTCTTGACTGGTCAATCGGATTGATTGTAGGTCCATCAGGCAGCGGCAAAACAACTCTCGCCAAAGAAGCATTTCAAAAAATGACTTTTCATTCTGGTTTTGAATGGTCTCATGACTGCGCGGTGATTGACGACTTCCCAAAAGGAATTGAGACCAAAATTATTGTCGGGATGATGAATGCAGTTGGTTTTTCATCACTGCCTCACTGGTTAAAACCTTTCAGTCATTTGAGCAATGGTCAGAAATTTCGTGTAGAGCTTGCTCGATGCATAATCGAAAATCAAAATGGCACGGTTTTTGATGAGTTCACCTCGGTTGTGGATCGAGATGTCGCCAAAATAGGATGCGCGGCAATTTCAAAAGCCATTCGACGCGACGCAAAAAAGAAATTTGTGGCCGTGTCTTGTCATTACGACATAATCGACTGGCTAGATCCCGATTGGGTTTTTGATGTTGGCACGCAAAAATTTACCGGGAGGTGTCGAAGTCGATTCCCTGAAATCATCCTCGAAGTTTTCCGCTCTACAACTACCTCTTGGTCAGCGTTTAGGGAGCATCATTATTTAGACCACGAAATTCACAAGGCGGCACAATGCTTTGTGGCTACGTGGAACGACAAGCCAGTTGGATTTTGTTCAGTGCTTCATTTTCCGCACGCGCAAGTTGCCAATTTTAAGCGCGAGCATCGAACAGTTGTATTGCCAGATTTTCAAGGCGTAGGGATCGGCAATCGTCTTTCCGAGCTTGTGGCTAGTCATTACAAAAAACAGGGATTTAGATTTATTTGCACAACTTCCGCACCATCCATGATTCACCATCGTTCTAAATCAAAAAACTGGAGGTGTCACAGATTTGGAAATGTCTCAAAGGGAGGCAAAACATCAAAAGCAAGCAGAGTTAATTCATCTAAACGCAAAAGCGCAGGTTTTGAATACATAGGACCATGAGCGCGAAGAAGTCACCAGCGAAGAAGGCAGTTGTAAAGCTGCCGATCATATCTCCTGAGCAGCTTGATAAAATCCATCAAGCCAACGCCGCCAACCTCATCAAAAAGGTTAAGAGCGGCAAGACGTTGAACGGCGAAGAGCGGCGGATACTGGAGGGCATGGCCGGACACGACACCGAGACGGTGACGACATCCCGGTTGGCTGAAATCTTCGGTATCAACCGCAAGACGCTGGCTCAGTGGCGCAAGGAGGGAAAGAGCGTGCCGGACAAAGTTGGTGGCAAAGAGCCGCTGGCAGAGTGGCGGCGATGGTTTGAGGCAAACCCTGACGCTGGGCATTTCGATGGCAAGCCGAGCAAGAGCCGGGAGGAGTTGCTGGCGGTAAAGGTTGCGGTCGAGATCGACCTGCTAGAGATCAAGCGGGACAGGGAACGCGGCAAGCTGCTGCCGCGGGGCGAGGTCGAGGAGTTGCTTGTGCGAATCGCTATGGCCATGCAGTCGTATCTTCGCCGGTATGAGCGCGAGATTCCAGCCTTGTGCCTGGGACTTACCCTTTCACAATCGACCCCGCTTGTAAAAGCCCGCACCCGTGAGCTGCAAGACGTGCTTGCCAATACTTCCTCCGATTTCTGGAACGAACACCCTGAGAAAGACCAAGCATGATCGATACTTTCGCCCGCGCCATGAAAGCACCGTCCGACCTTCACCCGGCGGACTGGTGCGCGGAGCATGTCTATGTCGAGAACAGCGAACGCTCCGACAAGTTCGATCCCTCGCAAACTCGCTGGTGGCGTAAGCCGATGGGGCATTATGCCGATTATGAGACGCGGCAGATGGTCTGCCTAATGCCAACCGGCACCGGCAAGAGCACTTTTTTCGAGGCGATCAACTGCTGGATCGTATCGGAATCGCCCGGATCGGTGCTTTACGCATCCATCACTGACCCGAACGCCGAGCTATGGGGCGAGACGCGATTTCTGAAAGCTGCCAAGAGGTGCAAGCCGCTGGATCACCTTTGGCCGCGCAACGCCCGCAACTCGGTGCGCCGGGATGCAATTATCTGGCCGCACATGTTTATGGTTCTGGGTGGGGCCAACCGCAGCAATTTTCAAGAAGTGTCGATCACGCACGGCCACGGAGACGAGGCATGGGAGTGGAAGCACGGCATGGTTCGGGAGTGGAACGCACGGAGCCACAACCGCGAAAACCGCAAGTTTGTTTTGGTATCCCAAGGCGGTGAGATCGCCAACGAGGACGGGCAAGGCATGACGAGCGAGCTGCACGCGGAGCATGACAAATGCCGGAAGTGGGAATTCGCCTGGCAATGCCCGGAATGCAACCATGCCCAACCGTTTGCCTTTGAGTCGCTGAAATACCCCGAATCGGGAACGAATCAGGAGCGAGCCGATGCTGTCGTCATGGTCTGCGCTGGGTGTCGGCATGAATTTGCGGATGACATCGCCACGCGCAGGCGCCTGCATGATTCGTATCAGCAGGATGACGGTTACCTTTTGGCCAGCGACACCGGACAACGTGGCTACGAAGGATTTCACACCGACAGGACGGCAGTATGGTGGCAACCGTGGGGTGATGACGTTCTGCGGAAATTGTCCGCCGACCAGCAAGCAAAGGCTGGAGACTACACCGCGCTCAAACAGTGGACGCAGAAAGACCGTGCGCGAGGCTGGACCGACAACCTGCAAGCCTCCGAGATCATCCTGAAACCCAGCGGCTACACCCGAAGCGACTACACCGAGGGGCAGAAAATTGACGGTGAGGTTTTGCGTTTCTGCACAATTGACGCAGGCGGCGATCACTTCTGGCTTCGCATCCGGGCATGGTGCCAGGGTGGAGAATCGAAAGGTTTATTTTTCGGTTACATCAACAGCGATGCGGAATGCGAAGATATCCGCGTTCGCTACAACGTAGAGCCGAAACACACCTTCCTTGATGTCGGATTCGATCAAGAGCGGATGGCTGGCATCATTGTCAAATATGGATGGCAGGGCATGAAAGGCGACGGCAACCGGAAATCTGGCTGGGACTGGCCGGTAAAGGGTGACGATACAAAAAAGGAAGTTCGGCTTTACTCAAAACGCTGGGTGGCACTTTCAAAGGAGAAGAAGCCAGCGACCTGCTGGCACATTGCCACCGAGCCAATGCAATACATCCTGCAAAGGCTTATGTCTGGCGATGGCGCCGCGTGGCTAGTGGAGGATGACGCTCCGCCCAGCTACGCAAAGCAGCTGAACGGTGAACGACTAGAGACGGCAAAGGACGCAAAAGGGCGGGAGATTAAGAAATGGGTCAGGCATGGAGCAAACCACGGTCGTGACACCGAGGTTTATCAGGTTGCAGCTGCTCTCATGTTCAGAATCTTCACACCACCCAAATCCGATGAGTAAAAAACGCGGTGCATATCGAAGCAGGAAGGTTGAAACCAAGAAGCGCGACGACCAGCGCCGAAGGGAGAGCGACATCTACCATGATGAGGATGCAAAAAAATGGGTCAGCTTAAAGGGGCGACAATCCCCTCCCGTCCTGCCGAATCGACGACTTTACATCAAGCCCGAGGACATCGACCCTGAAACAGAAGCCGAGCTTGGAAAAGCTATTCACGGGAAGTCTGACAAGTTTGACAGATACGCTGCGGCAAGAATGATTGTTGCGCAGGCGATGGCAAAAGGACTGATCAAAGAAGGTTGTGAATGATATTCGCCCTGTTTGACTTTCGCCAACATGCGGAAAATGCTGTTGCATGTCACCGTTTCGTCAAGCCCAAGGCATTTTCCGCGCCATTCGTGGAAATTCAACGCTGATTGAAGCACAAAAAGCAGCATATCAGGCCGCAGCCGTGGCTTTGACATCGACAACCGGAGGAATCCAAGTCGAATCCGCCACGGTCAACGGACAATCCTTTTCCGGCAAGGCAACCTCAACGCCAGCCGAGCGTTTTGAGGTTTTGCAAATACTCATGGGCATGATCGAACGTGATTCAGCCGGAAACCGAACCACCCGCGCCCGATTCTTATGATACTCGACCAATACGGAAACGCTGCAACGTCCTACTTTACCCGCAGGCCATCACGCCACGCCAATCTAGGCGGCGGAGACAGGCCAAGCGAATCGCGCAACCTCCGCGACTTGCAAAAAATCGTCACGAAATACGACAGGCAGACGCTGCAATCGGCAAGCCGGACATTGTATCTGAACTCGCCTCTTATGGTCGGAGCATCCAACCAGATCGGGATTTACGCCGTTGGCAACGCATGGCTTCCGACCTACAAGGGCAAAGACAAGGAGTTCGGTGACGCGGCGAAAGAGTGGCTAAAGGATGAATGGTATCCGATCTGCAACATCATTGGAGACATCGCGGATTTCACCTCAGACATGTTCATTGATTCCGTTTCGATGGATCGTGACGGTGAGGTTTTCGAGTATTTTACATCTTCGCCAAGCGGTTACCCACAGATCCAGCAAATCCCATCGCACCGCATAGACAGCGGAGGACTTAGCGACGGCATCCAGCTTTCCGGCAAATACAATGGATTTGATCTGTATGATGGGATCGTCTATTTCCCCGGCACATCCATCCCGGTCGCCTATTCGTTGTGCGATATCGATGGGAAACACAAGCAGTTCATCGAGAAGAAATTCATTCTGCATGTTTTTGACCGCTACTGGCCGGAGCAACGCCGAGGACTTCCGCTTTTCTGGCACTCGCTGAACAACCTCCGCGACATCATGCAGAGCGAGGAATGGGAACGCATGAACCTCCTTTCGATGTCGAGCCTCAACTACACAGTTGAGAACGAGGCAGGCGGCCCAGACATGGAGGAGCCAGGATACGTTCCTGAAGTAAACTGTGGAGAGCTTGCGGTCGAATACTTACAGGGTGGGCGCATCATGTATGCAAAAGCCGGATCTGGAGAGAAGATCACGCAGCATCAAAACTTTCGCCCCGGCAACCCGTGGCATGAGTTTTACGACATGCAGGCGCGTCAATGTCTGGTCGGTGCTTGCTTACCGGCAACCCTCTGGAAGCCATCCGGCCAAGGCACAGCGCAGCGCGAGGATATCGGCAAGGCGTGCCGGTTCGTCGAGGATCGCCAATCGACGCTGGAGAAAATCGGCAAGTGGAGAGTTACAAAGGCGATCGCATGGGCAATGGAAAACGGACGCGTGCCGATGTCTGATCAATGGTGGAACTGGGGATTTACCAAGCCACCGAAACTCACGATTGACGATGGCCGCAGCCTCAAGGAAAAGATGGCACTTTACAAAGACGGATTAGTGAACGCCACCTCTATTATGGGAGAACTTTCCACAGACTTCGACGAATCCATTGACGAGCGCACCGAGGAAGCAGCCAAGCTACTGGTCAAGATCGCGGAGAAAAACGCAAAATACGGCGTCGAGATCGACCCACGCAGCGTGCGGCTCGTCACATCGAACGAGCAACCGCAACCAGACACATCACCCAATGGCGATTGATCTTAAACCAACTGAGGCCATGGCCGCCGAGGCGAAGCTCGGTCTGGAGTGGCGAGCCGAATACAACCGAGGAGGAACCGAGGTCGGCGTGGCCCGCGCAAGGGACATTAGCAACCGGACAAACCTATCGCCGGAAACCATCGGGCGCATGGTCAGTTATTTCGCGCGGCACGAGGTGGACAAGGAAGGCGAGGGTTTTTCACCCGGCGAGGACGGCTACCCGTCAGCCGGCCGCATCGCGTGGGCGCTATGGGGCGGCGATCCCGGCGCATCATGGGCAAGATCAAAATACAGACAACTCAACGAAGAACCAGACAGCATGAACACTATCATTCAAATCGAAAACAAAGCAGGAAAAGTGAAGCTCAACGAAGCGGTCACCGGAGACAGCATCAAACGCATGATTGACGAGATCGGGCGGCTGTTCGGTGCAAAAGCATCGGCGGAAGGCGCAAATTTCGGTGAAATCATGAATGCAGCCGAAAACGCTGTTGACGTATTGGAAATCGAAATCAATTCCCCAGGCGGTTCGGTTTTTGACGGATACACGATCTATCAAGAGATTAAATCCCTCCGTGACCGTGGCGTGACCGTCAACGCGACAATCACCGGCATGGCTGCATCAATGGCCTCTGTGATTGCAATGGCTGCTGATAAAATCTCAATCGTAAAGCATGGACGCATGATGATCCACGACGCATCCAGCGGAGCAGTCGGTAATGCAGCATCACTTCGCAAGACTGCTGACCTTTTGGAAGCAATCAGTGAAGACATAGCCGGAATTTACAGTGACCGCAACGGCATGGATAAGGAAGAAGTCCGCGAAATGATGATGCGTGAAACATGGATGAATGCACGCGAAGCACTGGCTAACGGCTTTGTTGACGAGGTGCTAGGTGAGCAAGTTGACATTCGCCAAGCATCGGCGGAATCTTCGCATATGAGCTTTCTCAATCGCCTCACAAATCCATCTTCCGACGAGTCCATCGAGCGCATCGCCGCGCTTGAAGCAGACATCACCGCGCAGGCCGCAGAATTCCAAGCTAAACTTGATGCCGCTGAACTCGCACTGCAAGAAGCCGCTGAAATCACTGCACAGAACATTGAACTTAGAATTCAAGCCGAGCTAGTTCCAAGTTTGCAAGCGAAGATCGCGGAAATGGAAGAAATCGCAATCATCACCGCCGAGAAGATCGACACAGCCGCCGCGCAAAAGCTGGCAGCAATGGGACACGGCGAGCCGCTCGACCTTGGATCTGCCTCGGTAACCGAGGGCAAGCCCAAAACCATCATTGAAATCTTCAACGAACTGAAAGGCGCTGAAGCAACTGCATTTTACACCGCAAACCGCGCCGAAATCGAAGCCGATAAGGCACGCTACATAGTCTAACCAATTTCAACTCTCAACTACTGAACCATTATGGCATCCATCGCACTCAACGACAAAATCTTCACGCAGATCGCCCTTCAGGCGTTCGTGGCGAAGCTCGCCCCACTCAACGCCTTCACCCGGGACTTCAGCGGAGACGCTCGTCGCAAGGGTGATGCCGTCATCGTGCCGCTCATCAGCGGAATCACTGCAACCACCTTCAACAACTCCTACGAAGTTGGCGGCGGTGCAATCACCTTTGCAACAGTCAACGTCAACAACCACCGCATCGCATCGATTGATCTTACCGACGTGCAAGTTGCCAACAGCTCCGCAGCGGTCATGGACAACCTCGCCATCCAAGCCGGTGAGTCGCTTGCCCGCATCGTTCTCACCGACATCTGGAGCGCGATCACCGTTTCCAACTTCGGTGCCGCGATCCTCACGACTAGCGGCGCGAGTTACACCATCGCACAGATGGGCGCACTCCGCAAAGCACTTGCCCAGCGCAACGTGCCGACCGACCGCCTCAGCTTCATCTCCGACATCGAGATCTTCACCGGCCTTCTTTCCTCGTCCGGTGTTGCCCACTCACTCAACTACGGCGGTGCCGAAGCGGTGCGCGACGGTCAGATCCCACGCCTGCTTGGTATGGAGATCTATGAGTCGAACATCATCCCGGCCAATGCTCTTACCAAGCTCGGCGGATTCGTTGCACACCCTGACTCCATCGCAATCGCGATGCGCTACTTGGAGCCACAAGCCGCCGGTGAGTATCTCGCCGCCGAGCAAGTGACCGCCTCCAACGGCATCACGATGGGCTACCGCAGGCACTACAACACCTCAACCGGTAAACACTTCGCTAACTTCGAGTGCTTGTTCGGATTCACCCCTGCCCTGACCCTCGGCCTCGCCCTGGTCACCATCCCATAATCTCCTCGGTTGTGTCTCAGCCGTCAGCCTCAAAAGGGGCTGGCGGTTTTTTTTGTATTGCAAGCGCCACCCCGCCTGCATTACATCACCCCAAGAAATTATGAAAAACAAACTGAGCTTGTGCGTCATCACCGGCAATGCCGAGAACTACATCAACCGCTTCCTCGATCATTTCGAGCGGATCGCCGACGAGATCATCGTGGTGCGGGCATGCGGCAACCAAGAGCCGGACAGAACGCTCGACATCGCAGCAGGCCGCAGGTGCAAGATCGGCGAGTATCTCAACTTCCACGACTGGCCGCACGTCGATGACTTCGCGGCAGCCCGCAACGCAGCCCTCGACCTTGCCACCGGCGACTGGCTCATGTGGGCGGACACCGACGACACCATCACGCCGGAGGACTGCCTGACGATCCGGGCGATGCTGCCGCAGCTCGGTGACGACATCCAAGGCGTGCTCATGCCCTACGCAGTCCCCGACGATGGCATCACACTGCATCGAGAACGCCTCTGGAGGCGAGGCGCGGCGCGGTGGCACAATCCCATCCATGAGTCGCTGAAATTCGCTCCTGACGTTCCTATGGCTCGTTTCGACAAGGTGCAGATCCTCCACCTCCCCCACGGCAAGCGCAAGTCCAGCAGCGACGAGCGCAACCTGCGGATCTTGCGGTCGATCCCCGAAGATGAGATCACAAGCAGCCAGCTTTTCTACACGATGCAGAGCGAGCGGGCACTCGGCCAGATCGAGGAGGCCACGGCCACCGCCGCCAAGTTGTGCATGGCCCCCGACGCAGGGCAGCCGGAACGCTACGAGGCGTTCCTCGTCATGGGGCAGATGGTGCCGGAGGCGGCGACACGCTCGCAGCTTTACCTGCAAGCCATCGCCGTTGACCCCGCCCGCCGCGAAGCCTACGCCGAGCTGGCGATGGAGGCACTCAAAGCCAACCAGTTTCCCCTGGCGCTCGGCTGGTCGGAAGTGATGACCTGCCTGCCCAAGCCATCGGCATGGTGGTGGAACAGCCGGAAGAAGTTCTACGGCTGGCAGGGCGTGCAGGTGCGCGGCATGTGCCTTCGGGCGAACGACCGCTACGAGGAGGCCGACGTCATCGAGGCCAACCATTTCGCACGGCACGGTGCGAAGATCAGCCTGCTCCACGCCACGCGCGGACGTCCGGCACAGGCCTACAAGGCGCGGGCAACATGGCTGGACAGGGCAGCAGACCCGGATGCGGTCGAGCATATCTACGCGCTCGATGCCGATGACGAGACAATCGGGCCATTCATCACCTGCCGCCACGTCATCAACCCTGGCGCTGGGCCGGTGGCAGCTTGGAACGAAGCAGCGAGATTCTCCAAAGGCGAGATCCTAATCCAGCTCAGTGACGACTGGGAGCCACCGATGCACTGGGATAAGCTGATCCTTGCCAAATTCGCGGACAGACTGAGTGAGGCGGTTCTGGCTATCAGCGACGGTGCACGCGAGGACAATCTGCTTTGCATGGCGATCCTTAACCGCGCCCGCTACGAGAACCAAGGATACCTGTTTCACCCTGAGTTTTTCAGCATGTTCAGCGACAACCACTTCACCGACCGAGCCTATGCCGACAACGTGGTGATCGATGCGAAGGACATCGTGATCGAACACCTACACCCGGCATTCGGCAAGGCGGACATGGATGAGACTTACGCCCGCAGCAACGACCCGGCGAACTACGAAGCAGGGCTGGCAACCTACGAAAAACTAAAGCCATGAGTCACAAAGGCGACTGGCACCGGCTGGGCGATGGTCCGGCCTACCGAAACAACTACGACGCAATCTTTAGAAAGAAACCACATGATCCTATCCATACTGACCCCGACGATACCGGGACGAGAGAAGCAGCTCCACGCCCTACAAACCCGCATCGAGGCTCAGAGTTCCGCGCCGAGGAGTTCGGGGCAGGTCGAGCACCTAATCCTGAGTGACAACCGCACCCGCAGCATCGGAGCGAAGCGGCAGGCACTGCTCGACATCGCGCGTGGGCAATACATCGCCTTCGTCGATGACGATGATGACATCGCGGATGGCTACGTCGCAGAGCTGCTGGCCGCCGCCGCCAGCGGTGCCGACGTGATCACGTTCCTGCAAGGGGCAACCTACAACGGCCAGCAAAGCGTGGTGGACTTTCAACTGGGGCAGGGCGATCATGCTTTTCAACCAGGCGGCATCACCAACCGCGATGCGTGGCACGTCAACGCATGGCGCAGATCCCGCGTGGCGCACTGCCAGTTCGGCGAGTCGAACTACGGCGAAGACCTGACATGGTGCCAGCAAGCCCGCCGGATGGCAGAAACGACCGTCCACATCCCCAAGATCCTGCACTTCTACCGCCACGACGCAGCGACCACCGCCGCGCCGGAGCCTGTTCGGTAGAGTTTTGACTTTCGCCGCATTTCCGGCAACCCTCGGCTATGTCCATTTTGAGCGATTTCATTGATACCGTCGCACCCATCGCTAGAACCGTGATCGGCGCGGAAACGCTATCCATTGCCGGTGGCACAGCCATCAGCGGGACTTACTCCGAAGCTCGACATTCACGGGATTACGAGGAAGGTGGATTTGAGCGGGACGCGATGCTTGATTTCGTAGTTGAAACACCCACGTTTTCGAACGCCTACACCGCAGCAATCGCCAGCTACCTCGGCAAAGCAGCCACAGGCCGTGGCGATACCTGGCGAGTTTCATCAATCAACAAAGGCGCGTTTTTCGTCACGGTGGGGCTGGTATCTACAAATAAATCGGCATGATAACCACAGACATAGACACCAAGGGTCTGGAGCGGCAAATCATGTCCATGGCTAAGGACTTCGGCGAGTCGAATGAATCGGCAATTTGTCGATGGGGTGTAGCTACCTGCCGCAGTCTAGTCAAAGGCACTCAGGCATGGGGAGATGGCACGGAAGCCAAAAAGAAACAGGAGGAGTCTATCAAAAAGGATGCGAACAGGGCGATTTACAGCGTTTCCAAGGGGACATACGTCAACGGGGTGGCAAGTGGAAAACTTTCAGGCTTAGTCATTAACGGCCAGCTTGTGACATTCACCCCGGATCGCATCTTAAAAACGCCAGAAGAAATCAATGCGTTTATAGATAGTAAGCAGACAAGCAAGCGCAACCGCGTGCCTACGATGAAGCGAAACGAGAGAGGTATCACATCAAGCGCAGCGATGACAAAGGCGCTTCGTATCCGATTCAAAAACTCAGGCAAAGCCAAGGGTGCATGGATCGGAGCCGGTCTAGCCATAGGAGCGAAACAACGCAAAGGATCGCGACTGACTATCGGCAAGAACGTGGCTGGATATGCCCACAAGTTCAAAGGAGGTGGAACCGCGCAGCTCATCGCCTCCCAATGGAACCCGATTGGGAAGATCACAAATAACATCTCCTACGTCTCAACCGATTACGTTCTCAAAAAATCCGATGCAACCGACGCGATAAACAACGGCGGTCGAATGACCGTCAAATGGTATGAATCCGCAATGGCAGCAAAGCTCAAACGAAAAACAAAATGACAACTGACAAACTACTCGACGCATGGAAACGATGGATTCAGCGCGGAACCACCTTGCCGGTGGCGATGCGCGACACTGAGAATACAAAGGCATACCCAGGTATCTACATCGAGGGCGACAGCGTTTCCCGCTTTGAATCGGGCGGCGTGCAAGATGGCAACATCTACAAGATCGAATGGGAAACCAAGCTCGTCACCACGCCCGGCGACGATGCGCAGCAAGCGACCAGCAAGGCCGCGCATGATGCTTTGCGCAACGATCTCTCTGAATATGTCGAATCAGAACAGGCGGAATTATGGATGGACGGGCAAATCGGAATCCGTGTATTTCAGCTACTCGCCAACACCCCCGAAACGACCGAGGCAGACGGATACCGTGTGACGACTTGGAAGCTGACGGCCATAGCTTGCCCAATTTGACTTTCGCCACGTTTGGCGGGAATCTTGATTCATGGCCGCGCGCAACTTTTCCCTCGCCCGTTTTGGAACCGTCGATGAATCTTCAGCGACTGGAGTTTTTCTTGGTGAAATCACCTACGATTACCAATCTGACAAGGTTGATATTAAAAACCACATCAGTTCCACGGTAGGATTTACGCTCGCAGATCCACGCACCGACATCAAACTTTCCGGCGTTGTGACGACCAAGACGGCAGGATTCACACCTGCCATCGCATCGGTTCTTACCCTTGCCAACAGTTCATCCGATACGCTCGGACTCAATACCAAGGGCATCTTTGGAACCGCAGTTGGAAACGCTGGCGTGGTCGTCTATGCAGCTAGCCTAAAGCGTGTGAACAGCGATTTTGAGACTGGCGACTGCTCCGCGATCTTCCACCCAGAAGTTGTGACTAACGCACCAGTCAGCCTGACTTAAAAACTTCCCCTATGAAATATGACAGCCAACCTTTCCACCCATCGCACGGGTGACATCAATTTTTTCGCGGCGTGCATGACCATCGGCATCTCGCCGTGTTTTCCTGAGCCTTCCGAAGTAATCCAGTCCGATGACGGGCATGATTATCTCTCGTTCCGTCTCAACCCATCCTCTGAATGTGGGCAATATGAGACGAGGGAAATTAACCGGGCATGGACGCACAAGGAGTCTTTCCGCCGCGAGTTTCCATCCCATCCGTTCGTGCTGGTCATGGACTTTATCGACCACTCACGCGGAGCAAAATCAAAAGCTGATTGGATCGAGAAAGCGGCATCGTTCTTGGGCATCGCACGGGACAGCATACGCAAGGACTTGGATCGAGTTTCAGCATTGGAGCATGAGCTGCCCGAATCGCCTTTGACCTACATATGCTGCTACATCGTGAACTGCTGGGCGGCAATCCACTGGGCGAAAACCGCCATCCCTAAAACCGTTGTGAATGCCGGGCCATCCATCGTGATGCTCGATGGCAAGCTGCCCAAGAATAAACAGCTTCAACTCCTTTCCTACCTATGAAATCAGCACCCGCATACGCAACACCGCAGACTGTCGCAGGCCATAAGGTCTATCCCTGCGCCTATGGCCACATCCATTGGCTTACCGAGCGAAAGAATCCATTGATGACCCAGAAAGGCAACGTAGACGATTACAGTCTGGCTGAAATCTGCTTCGCCTTCACCACCGATCCCAAGAGCCTCCAGAACGTCAAAGGAGCGCAGGCAAAGGCACGGGTGACCACTTTCCTCATGGAGTCTACAAGCAAGGCTCTGGTGGCGCTCTGGACGCACGCCAGCAAGGAGATCGAGAGTTACTTCGCCAGCATGACCGTCCCAAAAAAAGCCCCGGCGCAGGCACTCAAAAAGCGCAAGCCTGCGACCCGTGCGCGGAAGCGGTAATCATCTACACCCTCGGCAAATCAAACTTAACCAGCGATCAACTCCTTTATGAACTCCCAGCAGCATTCGTCAACCAGCTCATGTCCTGCGCTTGGATCGAGGCTGGCCGTGAGATCGAAGGCATCGAGCAACGCGGCAAGGTTGCCGAGGACATCACAGCCAAGCTCGCGGCAATAGCGAGACGACCCAAACCTAAATTCAACTTCTAAAACATCATGGCCATCAGCACCACGTTTACCCTTAAATTTGTCGGAGCCGCAGTCGAGCGCGGACTGGCTCGCGTGCAATCGTCTTTCAAGTCGCTTGGTGGCGTGGCGATGAAGGTCGGCAAGAGCCTGCTTTCACCGTTTGCAGCTCTGACTGCCCTGCTAGGAACTGGAGCATTGGCAGCCGGTTTAATGTCTTTCGTCAAAGGATCATCCGGAGCAGCCGCATCCATAGAGGATTTGACCATGCAATTCGAAACGCTGACAAAATCCGCAAGCATTACGAAAGGACTCCTCGCCGAGTTCAGAAAAGAAGCTGCAAAATCGCCTCTTTCGATTGAGGATTACGCACAGGCTGGCAAGTTGCTTTTGAATTTCGGCACTAACGTAGATGACGTAATGCCGCGTCTAAAAACCCTAGCAGACGTATCAATGGGCAACTCCGACAGATTCGCTGGACTTGCTTTGGCGTTTGCTCAGACCACGGCTAAAGGGAGGCTGATGGGGCAGGAGCTTAACCAGATGACAGAGCGTGGATTCAACCCGCTTCAAATCATTTCTAAAAAAACAGGAATATCAGTAGGTGACCTAATGAAGCGCATGGAAGAAGGAAAAATATCCATTAAAGCAGTAGCTGAGGCTTTCCGGATAGCCACAAGCGAAGGCGGCGATTTTTACCAAGCAATCGAAAAGGGTGCAAATACCACAAGCGGAAAAATAGCAAAAACCAAGGATTCAATTTTAGGCTTAAAAATTGCATTTGGTGAAGGATTCAATGACGGGCTGAAAATCGCCTTGGATGCGGCAAATACAAAGCTGCCTGAGCTATTAGGTAAGTTTGCCGAGTTCGGGACATTGATCGGAAAAACAATTTCCGACGCGGTTAACGGGGATAGTCAACGGCTAATTATGGTTGGAAGCCTGATTGGCGACTTGATCATTCAAGGATTGAAACTTTCATTGCGTGGGGTGTCTGACATCATCGGGCAGTTTTACCTAGATACGGCTGAAAGTCAGAAATACAGCATTGTGGGAGCAGTATCGAGGCAATTCAAAGGATCTGAGCTTCATCGTAAAGGCGCAGAGTCCCAGCGCAAAACAGCCATGCGAGAGTCCGCCGAATTGATTTCCAATAGATACAGGCAGGCAATAGAGCTACCGACCGCTCTTCCGAAAAAATCTGGCGCACATCCGAACATGCCTGGAATTAGCTATGCACCTGAAGGCTACGCAGGTCAAATGATGGACGAAAAAGGACACAAAATCATGTTTGAGATCAAAAAAGGCATCGACTCACTTAATCAAAAACTATCCCCCCAACCCTAATCCATGGCAATCGAACAGTTTCTCAGCTCGTCGATCAAATGGGTTCCACAACCGGGATTTTCCCTTGTTTACACCGAGAACGGCGGCATTGAGGCATCGCAGGACGTCCTGATCCGCAACGCCGACATTTCGACATTGACGGTTTTCAATCGTGGCACCAGATGGGAAACCATTTTCCCCGAAGTTCCGACAATTTATCGTTATCTGACGATGAAAACTTTTGACCCGACAGACCGGGGTGATGGTTTTTCAATCCTCAAATGCACGTTCACGGGGTATCAGTTTGTCGCCCCCGGATCGAGTGGGCTAGGGGATGAAGCTGTGCAATCAACCAGCACGCTTACCGGGCAACTTACAGCAGAGCCGCTTTCTACGCATCCAAAGTGGGTGGCTCTTGAAGACGCTCGTGATAAAGCATTCTTAGGCATGCAAATCAATGGAGACATAAGCATGAATGCAGATATGACTTTGTGGGGGACATATCAGGAGGATACGGTATCACGAGTGTTTGTGCCGGTCATAGATAATGATGGCAATAGCTACCCGCCAACAGGGGACGCACTTATTTTTGCACAAATGATTGCTCAGGGCGACCAGACATATGACCGAGGCGGCTGGACATACAGCTATCACACCGAGTCAGAAACAGGATTTACCTCTGCGCAGCTTAACTCACTAGGCAAGATCGTGGCCAACCCTCCCGGCAACCCAGTGAAGCCAGGAGCTGGCTGGACATGGATGCTTGCTTCACCGAGCCAATCACAATCGGGAGAAGATCGGTTCATCAAAACACTCGATTTCCGATTGATCCCAGATAACGATAAAAACCAGTTTCTTTACGAAGACTAATGAAATTAAGGCTACAAGGCAGCGTGACGATACCAAAGCGGCCATCCACGGTCGGAGGGCTGATAAGCTGGGCGCGTGGCGTCAATCGAACCTTGCAGGAACTGCGAGACAGGAAGGTTGTTGGGGGGACTGCAAAAAAGGCAGGCTCTTCATCACCTGTCCCTCTCCATATACTTTCTCGGAAACCCCCTTATATCGCGGAACCCGCTTCCCCCGTCACCTCGCCCGCAAAACGATATTTCATAGAGTGGGGGACAATTAACGAGATTGTCGCAACGAACTGGGACGCCCATTTCGACCTCAGCGCCACTAGGTATTTCTTCGCGGAAATCACCTTCGTTGCCTCGGATCAGCTCAAAGTGGCTTCATGGCAGATACTCACCGGAGCAGCTTCTAACACCCACGTCACTCCCGACTGGGATGTAGGTGATCCGCGCCCCGCAAAGATGGTCATTCTTCTTGGGGTTGTCTCTGTAATCGGCACCACTCACACCATTTCCCAGTCTGGGGCAGGATCTATTTCGGTGGGTGAGCAGATTACCACGATCAACCAGGGCGGGGCGGGCGAAACATTGATCGGCAAGCAGCTTGTTTATCAGCGACAAAACCACGAATGAACTTTTCTCAGTCACAGTTGAGACCGCCCCAGACCGGATTTCTCTCTGCAAAGTCCGTCGCTTACCGGGTCCCGCACACTCCCTTTTGGAACGATCCCGCGACAAACGCGGAAAGCAAAACGCGGAGCTTCTATGGAAATGATTTCTTCCTACAGAACAAGAGCACAAACGAATACGAGGAAGACCTTCCCGATAACCCTGGAGAAGGCCGTTTTGTCTCCGACGATCCGATCTGCGGTTTTGCTGCTTACAGCATCTCAACCACGGTCGATTATGACGAAGAGTCACCCGATCCATACAACGGCGTGATTGAGCTGACTTATGTCTTTGATGAAACGCTCAATGAGGTAAGGCTGGAATCGACAGAAACAGGAAAACATTTCGGTGGTGGATTGAGTAACACGCGAACCGAAACCACGCGCGTCTTTGGCAACCAGTATGCCGATCCGCCCACTCATGTCATTGAGACTTTCACAGGTGTAGTGGACAAGACGACGCTGGGAGATTACCTCGATGAGTGGCGGAGCAAGCCTGAGGAGTTCCGCTTTTTCACGGCGAACACTGTGGGCGCGACGAAAAGCGAGAGTGACGGGTATCTGGCCGAGGTCGGCGGCGGAGATCTTCGGGCGCGGCCATACACTTTCAACTCTTCTTCCGCATCCGGTATGACCGGGGACATCGCAGCTCTGTGGAACGGAAATTTCACGGCGGAAGTTTCCCGTGTCACTCGGAAAAACGCCCCTGTGATGTATCGGGAGCAATCAGAAGGTTATACCTACGAGCTTAGTTTGGCACGTTTTGCCAGTGGCATTTACAGGAATGGCTATTCGGAGGAAAGCGTTTCCGATCCGATTACTTCATACCGGGATGATTACGGGATTTTCGAAGATGGGGAGGGACTGGAAAACTCTCCGCTTTTTTCTACCTCAGCATATACCATCGGCGATTTGGTGGGTGGCACTGGAGACGGATATGAAAATTCTGTCTTTTTCATTTCTAGGGACGGCAAGCAATACCGACTGACTTTCACGACAGAGGTCTTGATTACGGACGCCAATACGCTCAAGTCTCCAGAGATAACCATAGAAGCCTCGGTAGGTCTTGAGAAGATTGAGCAGAAAGTGGAAGGGGATTGGGTTGTACTGGCTGACGTTGAAAATGAAGATGATCCAGAAGATCTAATAGGATACAGTGTTCGTGATACGAATACACGGCTCTTTGCAGTCATCCGCCGCAGGCAGGGGTCACGTTACGGCTTCCTTCCCCTAGACTACATTGGGTCCACGCGCTATCGGGTAAAGAGTTACAAAATACATCTTACCCCTGAAACTGTTGTTTTAGATGACGGGGCGTGTGGTGACGATGTAAGCGGCAGCTACGATGCGGAATGGTATCAGGAGTATGATGCCGTCACAGGCGTCCTGAAACCGCGAGTGATTACGGAATGGGCAGCGGTGATCAATGGCCAGGACTGGACGCCGGAAGATGCTCCCTCTAATGTTTCTTTTGACGGCAGCACTCTAGTAACCAGCACGGCAACGCTCCAACGCCGGGAAGGCGAATCGACAACAAGCGGGCGGTTCCTTGTCGCATTCGACTTTCCAGACTCGAACGGGAAAATCATATCGACCTCCACGTTTTCCGCTGCCGTGTCATTTACCGGCGGGATCAACGTCAGCGAAGAAGTGGCATTGTTACCACCTGCATCCGGTCGCTCGGTGTTTTTCGAGGGCTATCGTTTGCGCGAGTGAATTTGACTTTCGCCACCTACCGGTAAAACCTCACCCATGACTCTTTCCGGCACAGAAGTTCGTTACGGCATGATTGCGACCGGCGACCCCGGAGCGGTGAATGTTTCCGGTTCTCAGCAAATCGGCACAGCCCTTTCATCTGTTGTTTACACGAACTCGCCGACCGTCGCCTATTCGATGGCGATGATCATCCAGCCGAGCGGTGTGCTTACGCTGAACACGTCCACGGGCGTCGTCACCGGCACGGCAGCAGGAACGGCTCAGGTCGAGACAGCCACTATTGTTGCAGCCGCCGGAGCGACCACGGCAGGCAACTTGAACGTAACAGTGACATCCGCCCTTGTGACCGGCTCGCCATTGCTTATCCCGGTCGCGCTGCTTTTGACGGACAACACCGCCAGCCTAGTCGCGGCGAAAGTCAGGGCAGCCCTGAATGCCACCCCAGCGATTACCGCGCATTACACGGTCGGAGGATCTGGTGCTACCTACTCACTGACCACCAGCGCGATTAACCACGCCGCCAACGATGCCACGCTAAACATGGCACATGCCAATGGAACGTGTGTCGGGATTACGACAGCAGCAACCTCGGCAGACACAACGGCAGGAGTCGGCACGACTCGCGCCTACAAGTTCAACGGCACCGCCTGGAACGCGACCGACAACGAAGGAATTGCACTGCCGACCATGACCAAGCTGCATTCGATGCTGCTCCGTTCTGCGTCAACCAGCGGCTCGGTAGCGATTGGCGAAGGAACCAACCTGCTGACTATTCCAGCTCCATTTGTCCACCTGCAATCATCGCAAGCCGGTGCGCATCCATTTACAGGCGATTCGGTTACCTTTACGGGCGCAACCGCACCAATCACTTTGATTCTCGACATCCACGCAGGAGCATAAGCCATGGCAGACACGATCTATCTGAAGCGCGGGCAAAACTTGGACATCACCGCCGAGTTCATCGACGAGGCCGGCGTGCCGATCACGTTAGATGGCATCTATACCGCAACCTCGGCCATGCGCTTGAAAGGCACTTGCGATCCAATCATTTTGACCTGCACGATTGTAGCTGGAAAAGTCAAAATCGTCCAAGCGACTGATGATTTAATTGCTGGAGTTTACGACATCGACATCATCGTTACTAACAGCGCCGGTCGAGACATTACCGATGTTTTTTACCTTAATCTTGGAAAAACGATCACCCCAATATGAGCAACGTGACACAAACTGGACAAGGGGCTACTGTTACTGTCGTCACCTCACGAGGCCCAGCCGGAGCCACCGGAGCCACCGGACCTGCTGGCCCGAGCAATATCACCACCTCTACGGCAACAACCATCACCGGCCTACTTAAAGGCAACGGGTCAACCGTATCACAAGCCATCGCCGGGACGGATTTCGCGGCAGCATCGCAGGTCAAATCCACCAGCTTCACGGCGAACAATCTGGGCGAATACATCGCGGTCGCCACGCTGACGGTCACAGACCCGTCGCCGACCGAAGGGGCATCGTTTCGAGTCCTTGTTCGCAACGGCACGGCGACAGTCGGCGGCGAGGCATACAGCGTGGCAGGAACTGTCATCGAGCGCGTGTTCCACAGCGGCGCGTGGGCAAATTACAGCTACCAGATTGCATCAACTTTTGAAACCCCCACCGGAGCCGCTGCGAAAATCAAAACAGAAATTGCACAAAGCGAAACTTGGGTTTTTGAAGGTGATTCATGGACAGCAGGCACTGCACAAGGAAATGACCGTGAAACCTATCCCTATTATTTAGCTACATTATCACATACAGGTATCAGTATTGTAAACGTCGCAGTTGCCGGAACAACAGCAGAAACGATGGTAAGCACATTTGCGGCCACCGTAGCGCCAAGTTTAACTGCCACAACTGGGCGGCTTTCAACCTGTTTCATTTTTGCTGGAATCAATGATGCCGCAACACGCACAACCACTCAGCTACGCGATGATCTCCGATCCCTATGGACATCTGCAAGAAACGCAGGCGCTCGCGTAGTGGCATTCACACTTCCTCACCGGACGGCAGCATCTGGGTGGAGTCAATCAAATTGGAAAATCATCAATGATCAGATTATTGCCGACAGTTCGTATTATGATGTGATTGTCCGCACCGATGTTATTTTTTCCAATACTTCATCCGGCGAGATGACGGATGGATTGCACGCATCGACCTCCGCCCATCGCAAGTTAGCTAGTCGGGTTTTGGACGCGATACAAGGCCGTCCACTTCTACCTTCCCTGCCGTCTGATTACGTTTGTAACTCAGTTGCATCAACTACCTTTTCGGCGAACACACGCAAAAATCTTGCGTTCAGCGAGCTATACGATTCAAACGGAGACGGCACGACGGCGACAGTGGGATCGGATGCGAACACAGCCGTTTTCACCGCAGCGTGTGATGGGACATACGAAATTGCTGGTCGCGTGTGTTTATCGGGTATGATTCTTGCGGACACGGCATACCTAAACGCATGGATAACTCCGCTGGCAACGGGAACTGAAGTTGAACATCGGCTGGATTTCCAAAACGCAGCAGGAGCCAACCCTACTCTTCATGGGGTAATTAGGCGGCGTTTGCTGCGCGGTGATAAAATCAATCTTGCGATAGTTTCAAGCAGAGCATCTTCCACTGTCCTAACTAACTCAAATAACGGAGAGTTTTCCGTCCGTCTAGTATCAATACCATGACCGTCCCCACCGAATGGATTCTCACCGTGTTGATCGCACTCGCCACCGTCATCTCGACTCTGGCCGCGATCATTTACCGCTCGCTGGCCGCCGAGATTGCCACACTGCGCACCATCGTCACCAAGCTCCAGGATGATGTGGACCGCCTGAGCAAAGGCTGCGGCCTCGGGACATGCCTCTACAAACAACGCCACTTATGAAAACCACAATCCTCGGACTGCTTGCAGCCGTCGCCGCCACGATCCAAACCACCGTACAGCAAGGCCACTCGCTCGCCGATTGGAAGACGTGGATTTTACCGGTATCCCTCGCCGTCCTCGGCTATCTCAGCAACGACCAACCCACGACCAAGCCATGAAAGCCATCCTCGCCCTCGCCTGCCTCGCGCTGCCCTCCTGCGTCTCGACAACTACCACCACGACCTCGCCTGACGGCACGGTGACAGTAATTGAGCAACGCGGCATCGACCAGGCATCCGTTGCCGCTGCCACCGAGATCAGCAAGACCATCCGCGTCAACCCGACCAAATGACCAAGTCACAGATCATCGCTCTCCAGGAACGGATCGGCACCACGCCGGACGGCATCTGGGGCGATGTATCGACCGCCGCGTGCAAGCGTCACCTGCGGGCGCTCATGCCTACACCTCACCCATGGCCGACCGGCGACGACACCAGCGTCATTGCACGGTTCGGCGAGCCGGGTGACGAGGAGCAGCTCGTCGGTGCTAACGTGCGCGGCCTCGGCATACTCTACGAGGGGCAGCCGGTTCGGAACATCCGCTGCCACCACCTCGTCGCTGACAGCTTGGTGACGGCGCTCAACGAGATATTCGCCAGCCCGGCGCGGTGGATACTCGGCGAATACGCGGGATGCTACAACTACCGCAAGATGCGCGGCGGATACCGGCACTCCAAACACGCCTGGGGCATCGCTGTTGACTTCGCGCCGGCGACCAACGGCCTGCGCACTCACTGGCCACGCGCCGCGACCATGCCCATCGAGGCGATGGAGGCGTTCGCACGGCAAGGATGGCTCTCAGCCGGCGCTTTCTGGAGCCGTGACGCGATGCATTTCGAGACAACCCGCTAAAATCATGCCCGCCAACCCTCCAACAGAGATCAACATCGGAGGGCGCACCATAGCGATCCGCATCGACCCGAAGCTCGAAGCGTGGGGGGAATATCACGGCGACGATGCTGAAATTGTCCTTGCATCCAGGACGCTTGCCAAGCAATCCAGCCTCCGAGAAACCCTGCGCCATGAAATGCTGCACGCCGCGCTCGACATCTCCGGGCTGTCCTACCTTGAGCGTTTTGAGGAGGAGGCGGTCGTGCGGTGCATCGAGAACATATTTCATCCAGCTTGGGAAAAAGTCAGGAAGCAACTGACAATTTTGGAATAACCCGACAAAATTATGGCATGGGAAAAATCAATCTTTCTTGCGGACACCCACGGCGATCTCGTCTGCCCAAAGGCTGTGAAAGTCGTCAAGCGGTTCATTGAGGACTGGCAGCCCAAGCACCGCGTCCACCTCGGTGATGTCTGGGACTTCCGCTCGCTTCGCAAAGGTGCCTCGCCGGAGGAGCGCATGGAGGGCATCTCCTACGATTACAGTTGCGGCATGGAGCTGCTGGACTGGTATCGCCCGAATTTCTTGACGATGGGCAACCATGATTTCCGACTCTGGCGTGCCGCGCAGGAGTCGAGCAGCGGGATGCTTGCGGAGCTTTGCGCGATGAAAGCACAGGACACCGAGGACGAGCTGCGGAAGATGAAGATCAAGTGGGTGCCGTGGAACGTGTCATCCTATCTCTCTATCGGCAGCCTCAAGCTAATCCATGGATTTCGCGCCACGATGTATCCAGCAAAAGCGCACTTCGAGCATTGGGGCAGTTGCATCCACGGCCACACACACAAGCCCGACATCTACCACGCCCGGCACATTGACAGCGGCACGGCGCACAGCGTCGGCACGCTCGCGGACATGACCAAAATGTCATACGCCGACCACCACGCCGCCAAGCTCGGCTGGCGCAACTCTTTCGCCTACGGGCTGCACAATACCAAAACTGGAAAACACGAAATATGGCAGGTAGTAAAAGAGGGAAACGACTGGATCAGCCCGATGGGGACACTTTAGGCAAGATCGACGACGTGCTGGCGTGGCTTGTTGAATCTGAGCAGGATAACTACGTCAGGCCGGATGAGTTCACCGTGGACATGGCCGCTAAGAAAATGGAAGCGGCTGGCCTACAAGTTAGTGAAGCTGCACTTCGCTGCAAGTTCGGCAGGATGGCTAAAAGCGGGCAGCTAACCAGTCGGATGATCCGGCTGAATGGCAAGATGACTTCCGCCTACAAGCGGGTTACAGGGTAGTTGCGTGATTTTTTTTTTCGCCCGTTTCCCCTAGTGAAATAAAGGATTTCTCTGATCGCGTAAAAATAATCGCAGAAATGTCTTTTCATTCCGTTCGGCATTGCCTAGCTTGTCCCTGTTGCCGAGAGCAACGCCAACAACAACTAACACCAATACGAACAATGACAACGACCAACGCAGCCAAGAAACTAACCAAGGCAGGTTTTACCCTTAAGGAAACCCGCCCCGGATCATATCACGCTTACAGCCCATCGACTGCATACGTGATTGAATATTTCCGCAATGGGGACAGCGACAGCATCACTTGCATTTGCGTCCGCCGTTTTGACGACCGCCACGACAGCCAATCCGACTATTCTGCCGGTATTTGGGCTGATACGATCACCCAAGCAATCCGCCTCGCTGCCTAACTACTACCCCGCCGAGGTTCGATCCCTCGGCATTACCTCTAACCAACATGACCATCACCATCACCCGCGAAATCACCGTTGAGGTGCGATACATCCCCGGCACGCCTGCCACCTACATGCAGCCGGGCTCCCCCCCGGACATCGAAATACTTGAGGCACACGCCGACGGCGACGACATCGAGCTGACGGAGGCTGAGATCGACGAAGTGCGCGAGATTGTGCTCGAAAACCCACCTGAGCGCGACTAATGCGCGAGATTCTTCTCACCAACAACAATAACACCATGAAAACAGACAAAAACGACATCACACCCGGCCAGGACAAGTTCCAGCCGGTAAACCTCGACAAGCAGCTGGCCTACAAGCCCGACCCGCTGCTGCGCTACCAGATCGACACACTAAGCAAGCCGACGCGCCGCTCGAACTACGCAGCACCGGCCAACGACGCAAGCGGACGCATCGCCGCGAGCCTTGCCGTCGCCTTGCTGATCCTAGCCACCACCGCAGTGCTTGTGCATTGCTCCCGCTAATCTCCAACAACAACAACAACAATGAAACTAAGCGAAAAAAGAAACAGTAATTTCACTCCGCATCCCGAAACCGATGGCCCGATCAAGGCCGTGCTGGTGGACATTACGGAGCTGAAAAAGAGGGTCACGCAATACGGCGAGAAGGACGAGTTCCGGCTCGTGTTTGAAACCGAGTGTGAGGACGAAGAGAACGACCGCCCATTCTGCATCTGGAGCCGTGGCTACACGCCCAGCCTCAACGAGAAGGCAGCCTTGAGGAAAGACCTCAAGAAAATGATGGGCCGCGACCTGACCCAGCTTGAACTCGATGAGTTCGATATGGAGAGCCTCATCGGTCACGGCGTGAAGCTTATCATCCAGCATGAGCACAAGGACGACAAGACCTACGCGAACATCTCGTTCATGGCGCCGGACAAGGACAAGGCGTTGAAGCCATCCGGCAAATACATCCGCGTGCGCGACCGCGACACCGACGCACCTACTGAGCAGACTGAGGCGAATGCGGAGAAATCCGGCTGGGAGTCGGTCGTGGTGCATGTCGGTAAATACAAGGGCAAGAAGCTGGGCGAGGTTGACGAAGTCGGCGTAGGCAGCCTAATCGACAAGTGGCTACCAAAGGCCAAGGCCGACGGCAAGGCGGACGACGCTGCGCTTGTGGCTGCGTTAACCGAGCTTGACGGCATCCTCAACGGCGAAGACTACTGATCTCCGGGACAAGTGCTTGCATGGCACGCCTCACCCTGCGCGACGCGGGGTGGGGTTTTCTGGGCGAGAGAACCAACCGCCATGCCAACCATCGCCGAAATCATCGCCGCCAAAAAAGCCGCAGCCAAGCCACCGGCCGCCGCACCACCCGCAGCCCATCACGACCCCATGCTCGAGGCCGCCATTGATCGCATCGACCCGCCCGCGGCGGGAAAGCGCCGGGCGGGGCTGGTCTTGAGCACCAAGACCCCGCTGCAACCTGCGGAGGCGGCCACCAAGGCGCACCACGCCGCGCTCAGGAGCCTTTCGCAGCCGGAGGGGGAGGCAATCCCACTGACGCCCTGCAACGCCTCCAGAGAGGTCGAGACGTGGCACGAAGCGATGAACTCATTCGAATCGCAGCTCTGCGCGATGCGCGATCCGCTGGATTCGGACGTGGTCTGGCTGGCGATCCGGGCCGACCGCGACGGACTGCCGCCAATCCTCATCCATCGCCTCCCCTGGACGCTCTGGGACTACCCTCACGCACCGACGGACCGCCAACCATTCTGAGCATCCGCCAGGCACTGATTGAGCGAGCCGCAAAAGCCCGCGAGCGCGTCACGCCACCGAACCACTGCGCACACTGCCACAAATACCACTGCCGCCTCCTGCTGAGCCACTGCTGCATCTGCACCGGCCACATCAGCCAAGACGCGCCCAGACCATTCTCCAAATAAACAAAAATATGACCTACATACTAACCGACACCGAAGAAACAATTTGCCCGACAATGCCCGAAGAGGATGCAAAATATGCAGCCATTGGTGAGACTTACAGCGAACTGGCAAAAGCCATCCTTGCAAGGAAGCTCCACACGCTTACTAGCCGCGAAGAAATCGAATGTCGCACAGCCGCTGGTGAGGATACCGGGCGCACCGGCTTTGACTGCAATTTGATTGATACCCTTGCGAATCAATTCTCCAGAGAAATCAAAAACTACCAAAACCAACAAACAAAATGAAAATACGACTAGAAACAACGCATTCAGAACCTAAATACAGCCACGCCGTCGAGATCACGGTGCATGAGGACAGCCACAATATCCACGAGCTATGGGAGGACGTCATCGTGCCAGCCCTGCTCGGATTCGGATTTCTACAAGAAAACATCGATCAGATCAACCGACCATGAACACCACCGAACTAATGCCGCTCATCCTCAACGGGGATGGCTACCAACTGACCATCTCGCCTGAGGCAGAAGCTCGCAAGGCTGAGATGCTGTCTGCGTCATCCGCGATCCAGATCGTCGGAGACAACGACGAATCCGCCGTCGCACAGCGACACACCCGCCAGCTCGCCGCGATGCGGATCGAGGTGGAGAAGTCCCGCAAGCTCGTCAAGGAGCCGGTCAACCGCATCGGCAAGATGATTGACCAGGCTGCCGCCGAGTTCCTTGTCGAGATCACCGCAGAGGAAGGCCGCATCAAGCAGCTCGTCGGTCGCCACGCCGAGGAGGTGCTACGCATCAAGGCCGAGAAGGAGGCTGCCGAGCGTGCCGCGTTTGAGGCAGCCCGTGCCGCCCGTGAGGCCGCAGATGAGGGTGGCATCGCTGCCGTCCTTGCCGCCAAGAAGGCCGCTGCCGAGAAGCTAGAAGCCTCTAATGAGGTTGCCGCAACCAAGGTCGCCGAGGGCGTGCGGTTCGCCTGGGATTTTGAGGTTGATGACATCGCTGCGGTCTATCGTGTTGCGCCGGAGTTCGTGACGCTAGAGATCAAGCGCAGCGCCGTCCTCGCATGGTTCCGCGAGATGGAGCGTGCCGATCAAGACGTAGCAGCCGCCGCAGTTCTGGCCAACATCGACGCATTCAAAATCCCAGTCGTTTCGAGCCGATGAGAGAGTCCACCATCGAGCAGGCAGTCTGCGCCTACGCCAAGGCCAAGGGCTGCCTGAGCCTCAAGCTGTCCGGGCAGAACCAGAAAGGCCAGCCCGACCGCATGTTCCTCTACCATGGCCGCGTCCTGTTCATCGAGTTCAAGGCACCGGGCAAAAAACCAAGCGCGCTGCAAGCTCGATGGCTCGACCGCCTGACCGAACACGCGTTCGCCGCCACATCCTGTGACAACATCGAGGCGGGCAAGCGGCTGATTGACCTTATCACGCCATGACTTACCAACCAACTCCAAATCAATGATAGTGAAAACATCCAAGGATCTCCGCGCTGAGAGAAAACGAATGGAGGTAGAAATCAGACAGCTTCGGGCGGATGTAATCACCATGCGAGTGACGGCCAGCGACTATCTCAGAGCTGCCGTGCAGTATCAATGCTCTCCGTGGGATCTCCGGATCGTCAGGGCGTATGGCATCGCCAAGACGCGACTGGAGGAGGCTATTACCGCTAACACGCCATGACCGAAACCTTCCGCCCGTTCGACTATCAGATCCCGATGGTCGAGCATCTACTCGCCAACGACCGCGCTGCCCTGTTCGTCTCACCCGGCAAAGGCAAGACGGTCGTGACGTTGACCGCGCTGGACACGCTCGCCACCTGCGGGCAGTTCAAAGGTGCGCTCATCGTCGCCCCGCTGCGCGTGTGCTCGATCACATGGCCTGCGCAGGTAGCTCGGTGGGCGCATACCTCATGGATGCGGGTCGTAAACCTACGAACCGCCGAGGGGCTGCAAGCGTGGCTCGACGGCACCGCCGACATCTACCTGATCAACTCCGAGCTGCTGCCGAACCGCCTGCCGCTGATGTTCCCGAAAAAAAAGACGTTCGTCTGCCCAGTCGATACCTTGGTCATTGATGAACTCAGCCTTGCCAAAAACCCGCAGAGCAAACGCTTCAAGGCTCTCCACAAGCATCTGGGCGCCATCACCCGCCGCTGGGGACTGACCGGCACGCCGATCCCGAACAACTACCTCGACCTTTGGATGCAGGTTAAAATGCTCGACGATGGCAAGCGGCTGGGTAAGACGTTCGCCAGCTACAAGGAGGAGCATTTCTACGCCGCAGATTACATGGGTTACAATTTCAAGCTCATCACCGGCCAGAAAGAGATCATCGACCGCCGCCTCTCCGACCTCGCGCTGGTCATGGTCGGCGATCCGTCCGAACTGCCATCCTCCTCGATCATAGACATACCGGCGACCATGCCGCCCGCCGCCCGCCGCCAATACAAAACGCTCGAAAAAGAGATGCTTGCAGAGATTGCCGATGGCGAGATTACCGCACCTTCCGCAGGCGTGCTGGTCAACAAGCTGCTCCAGCTCACTTCGGGCGCGGTCTATGACGAGGATCGCAACGTCCTACCCGTTCACGATGCCAAGCTCGACGCGCTGCGCAGCCTGCTCGACAAGCACAAGGGCGAGCCGGTCTTGATCCTCACGGCCTTCAAGCATGAATCCGCGCGCATCCTCGCCTCGATCCCAGAGGCCCGAATGTTCGATGAGCTGTTCCTCAGTGACTGGCAGGACGGTCGCATCCCGGTCTGGGTCGCCGATCCGCGCAGCCTGAGCCACGGCATCGACGGGTTGCAGAAGTCCTGCCGGATCGCGATATGGTGCAGCCTCACCTACTCTCACGAGACATACGTCCAGACCAATGCGAGATTGATCCGCACCGGCCAGACTGCCGAGACGATCATCTATCGCATCATCGCCCCTGGCACCATCGACGATGCGGTGGCCGAGGCTCTCCGCGACAAATCCGACACCCAGACCGGTATGCTCCACGCCGTCCGCGCCCTCCAACGCATGACCCTCTCTAAAATAACACGATGACCGCCAAAGAACTCCACCACATGCCCAAAGCTCTCCGCATTCTCGCTGAGCAGATCCAAGCCCCAGACTACATCCCAGCGATGTGCCTGCGGGACGCTGCCTGCATGATTGAGTCGCTAGAGCTTGCCATCCGCACAACGATTGACGAAAACCTGCACCTCGCCGATGGCGATGACTGTACGCTCAAAAAGCTCATAGAAGCCATCGGCTACAATGACTGACCCTCTCCAAAATATGACCACAACCACCATGCAACACCCCGAAATCGACTTTTACTCATCCGCCACGGCCTCGACCGCCACGGCGACAACCACCCTCTCCGACCTGATCGACGCGATCCGCTCCGACGAGTTCGCCGCCAAGATCGCCCGGTTGCGCTCGACCCTCGCCGCCGGTGACGACGACGGCTACGCCGTAGCCAAGAAAGACCTGCAAGCCGTCAGTATTTCCGGCACAGCCGAGGGCAAACGCGCCAAGGCCATCGAGGAGGGCAGGTTCAGCCACAGCGGCCTGCTCCAACTCGACTTCGACGCTGCCGACAACGTGGGCTGGACGGTCGAGGAGATCGTGGAGATCCTGCAAGCAGAGCCGCGCATCGTCGCCGCCTTCGTCTCGCCCAGCGGTCACGGCGTGAAGGGCATCGCCCGCATCCCCGTCTGCAAGACCAAGGACGAGCATGTGGCCGCGTTCGCCGCCGCCCGCAACCATTTCCGCGCCCACAACCTGACCATCGACGAGGCTTGCAAAGACCCCGTCCGCCTGATGTTCGTCTCCCACGATCCCGGCGCGTGGCTCGACCTCGACCGCACTGCCGTGTTTGAGATGGACAAAAGTTCGGACACGAAAAACGCAAAAAAGCCCGCAATTGACCGCACATCGGGATTTAATACGGACAAAAATACGGACAAAAAGCCCGGCATC